ACCCGTAATAGCCATCTCTGCTTGAGTCAATGCACATGTGTCATCATTTACGCTCCAATGATAAAAAATAAATGGAATTAAAATTGAGTAAAATTCTAAACCTCTCCTGTCATTGGTAAAGGGTACAACTAGGATAGCTATAAGAAAAACAAGATGAATCATAAATATAATATTCATCCTTAATATAAGATGAGTGAAGAAATTAATATGGAAGAAACATGGAATGAGTACCATGAGAATATACTTCGTCAATGGGGTGAGTCCTCTGCGTGCTACAGGTATATGCATCATCGGGCGTTCCTTATGTTCAAAAAATTGTCTCTTCGTTTCAATTTACCGGTAATTGTGTTATCAACGATAACGGGCACGGCTAATTTTGCCCAGTCCACATTACCACCAAGTATTCAACCAGCTGCACCGTCTATAATTGGTGGTTTGAATTTGATCGCTGGACTCATAGCTACTATAATGCAGTTTTTGAAAATCCAGGAACTAATGGAAAACCATCGTACAGCTGCTTTAGGTCATGGTTCTCTATCGCGTAACATTAGGTTACAATTGGCTTTACCCCGTGATGAACGTAAGAAAGAGGGTCTCAAATTCGTGGAAGAATGTAAAACTACATATGATTCTCTACTTGAACAGTCGCCACCTATACCCAAGCACATTCTGCTCAACTTTGAGAAGGACTATCCAATTGATGGTATATTTACCAAACCTGAAATCCTAGATGTGCGACCAATCCCATTCTTAAAGCCTCCTAAGACTACTACACCTATACGAGCTATGACCGAAGATACTCCATTTGAAAAGATCGGTAGAATGCTTTCACCTACTGAGGAGGGAGAGGAAGAAGAGGTGGAGGAAGAAGTTGTGATTGAAGAGGAAGAAGAGATAGACGTCGAACAAGGTACGCCAAAAGAATAAACATCAATAAATTGGTAAGGATTGTGGATACAATGAATGGTAAAATTTTCCTTCTTAAAGGTTTTACGATTCTATCATGTAGTGCGTCATTTTTGAGTACCAAATCTATGGCCTGATTAGTAAGATCATCAATGGATTCCTTCATTAAAATAGTCGAGCAAAAAAAAAGACCGGTTGTAGCTACAATCCATGAAAAACGGATAGATCTGATTCGTAGGTATATCCGTGAAGGTAAGAATGTGTTTATATGTGGTCCAATCGGTGTGGGTAAATCGTTTATATTAGAGAGGGTTCTAGAAGATACAAATCATATTGAATTACTACCTCACCATTTAAAACGTGATTCACATTTTTTACCATTTATTAAACCATCAACAAAACATGTATTTATAGACAATTATGATAGTGTTTTCAAACCCATCATAGAACAGGTTTCAGATGGTAACAAACTTACACGAGCATCTTTGATTGTGACGACAACTACCATGTGTATGTATCCAAATTTCGAAACTGTTATAATTCCTAAACACAAACCTGATGTTTTATTGTCCCTAACCGATAATCAAGGGAGGGAGGCATATGAAGCAGCAGTTAGGTCTCAAGGAAATATTCGCAACTTCTTCACATATCTGGAAGGGTACGATGAAATGGATGAGTTTAAAACCCCTAAAGAGTTTATAGCTGACATTTTGAGTGATCCGGGACCTTTAGAAATTCTAGATAGTATCGCAGAGCATGGTCACATGTGGGACATCTTTCAAGAAAATTACATCGACTCAAAGGGTGTAGATATACTGGAGTGTACAAACTCGTTTTCTCATGCCGATATATTCGATACGTATATATACCAGTCAGGTAACTGGAACTTGATGCCCTACTTTGTGTTACACGCATTAACTGTACCCAAATCAGCTCTCGGAGAACCTTTGAACAGGGATAAGATACGACCTGGCTCATGTTGGACTAAGTTGGGAAACTACAAAATGAGGAAACAAAAATTCTCAGAAATCCGTAAAAAATCAAGAATTGGTTTGGGGGTTGAAGAATTGTGCCTATTAAAGAAGTATGCGGAAAACGGGGATTTAGAACCCCTACTTGAGTATAAAATAACCCCTCAAGATTTTGACGTCATCAATCATCTTGCTGTCGGAAATGGCTTAAAATCAAAGGACGTAACAAGAGTAAAGAAAGCCTTGAAGAATGCCTACGACCGAAGATGAAACGAAAGAACAAGAGGAGAATGACTGCATCAAAGTTATTGGTAATGAGTTGTTGTTCTATGGAGATGTAGACAGGGAAAATACTCTAGAGTTTGTAGAGAAATTCAAGAAGCTTGAAATTGAGCTCCTAAAGAAGATGGCAGAACTTGTTGGGTACGAGCCAATGATTCGTGTTCATATCATGAGTGAAGGTGGTGACGTGTACGCTGGCCTAAACATGATGAATGTTCTGGAACGATCTCGTGTGAAGGTAGTCACTATAGCTCAAGGAGCTTGCTGTAGTGCAGCAACCTTTGTACTTCTTGGGGGTTCTGAGAGGCGAATGGGGAGGAACGCATACCTTCTCATCCACCAAATCAGCACAGAAATGTGGGGTAGCTTCAATGATCTCAAACATGAATTGAAGTCAACAGATAAACTTATGAAAATGCTCAAGGATATGTACCTCTCTAAGACGAAAATTCCTGAAGCTAAATTCAAATCCTTGATGAAAAAGGATATCTATCTACCCCCAGACAAATGTCTCAAGTATGGAATCGTTTCCGAGATTGAGTAATAGTCGTGTGACGTTTATACAACCCCAAAATACACAAAAAAATGAAAATTATACAAAAAGTGTTTGCATTCAATGGCATAAATGTGCTTTCTGGAGGCCTAAGTCGTTCCATTCTACCATAATTTACAACCGGTAAATCCGACATCTACTTAAAACTGATATTTTATTATCGTACAATGGAACGCCTTATCAAACAAGACAAACACAACCGCGACCGCTACATTGACATCAAAGTTGAGGACTTGAAGGATGGAACTGCGGATATCGTGAAGATCTCTGGTATCGTGGGGAGTGACAAGTTTTCCGAGTCACGAACAAACGTCAAAACTGGTTACGAAAAGGCTCTCAAGAGAGCCCAAACCATGTGGAACAATGAGCATACCAAGTGTAACCAAGTGTTGCCTATGCTCGCCAACAAGTGGGAAGATCGCCAGAAATACATCTCTGAGCCGTTCTACGTTCAACCCAAACTTGATGGCGTTCGCCTACTTGTCTCCAAAGACGGTGGCATCTCAAGAACTGGGAAGATTATCCCCGGAACCGAGGTTCTTGGTAAGGGTCTTGAACCGGGTCAATACGTTGACGGTGAAGCGTTTGACCCTAACCTCAACTTTGAGGAACTTACGAGCACTTTCAAGACTGACCCTCTGAAACTCAAGTTCCACGTGTTTGATTTCTTTGATCTCAAAGCTGAAGCCCTTGCTAGGGATAAGATGACCTTCGAGCAACGTTGGGAGTATGTCAAGGATTCTATCTACAATCCTCATTACGAATATGTCAAAACGACACTCGTAAAATCCAAGAAGGATCTTCCTCTCGTGCATCAGAAGCATGTTGAAGAAGGACATGAAGGTACCATGATCCGTGACCGCTTCAGTGTCTACGAGGTTGGTCAGCGAAGCAACTACCTCCTCAAGCATAAGGATTTCCAGACCGAGGAATATGAAATCACTGGTGCCAAAACTGGTCATGGTCGTGACGCAGACGCAGTTGTTTGGGTCTGTAAAACCCAAGATGATCGGGAATTCACCGTCAGACCCGAGGGTACAATTGTTCAGCGAGAAGAGGACTACAAAAATCGTGAGAAGTTTATGGGGAAGATGCTCACTGTGCGTTTCCAAAACCTTACCGCTCTCGGTGTTCCGCGATTTCCCGTGGGTGTTGTAATTAGAGATTATGAATAATGTTTGTAATAAATAAATGAACAGGGTCGCAATTGATATCGATGAAGTCTTAGTAAAATTCCTCTTTCCCATGGCAAATCACCACCATCAAGTTCACAAATTATGGAGTAAACCCAAATATAGATATGTATACCGTGAAATATTTGAAGTAGATGAACCAACTTCACAAAAAATGGTCCACGAATTTTATCAATCCAAAGACTTCATGGATCTCACACCTATCCGAGGATCTCAAAAAGCTATGTTAAACCTTAAAGAGCGTTATGATAAAATGTATGTTCTCACCGGACGTCAAGATATGGCACGGGAAGAGACAGAAGCATGGATAGATACATACTTCCCAGGTGTATTTGATGATGTCATACTCACAAACAGTTATACACCGAATGAAATTCACAAGGCTGATGTTTGTCGCGCCCTCAATATAGGTCTACTCATAGACGACAATAAAGCTATATGCGATAGGTGTATTGAAAATAATGTTCGAGCTCTCAATTTTATTGGAGATGAACACGCGATCTATCCTTGGTGTGAAGAGAGTGATATAAGTATTCAAGGTTGGAACGAGGTTAAAACATATAATAGTTAAAACTGTATAATGTCAATTGGACTCGTAATGCCAAGTAGTTTACATGAATTGGGGATTAAATTGGGAGCTGATTTTAAGCAATCTAAAAAGTTTCATGTATCAACTAATTATAAAAACGCAAAATCTATGATTACTCGTATGGACCGACCACGACAAGTAATTACGATGCTTCCCACAAGTGCCAAAAATTCTGAAGAAACTTTGGAATCTCTTGTAGAGAGTATGGGTCCATTAGATATCATACTTGATTGTATGATAGATACCCCTGATCGTATACATTCTAGATCAGATATCTGTTTTGAAAATAGCACTCAATATATGGCGATTAATATAACAAGGGAATGTGTTTACGCCGCGGGTACGCACATGGCATATCTAGAAAACAAAAATTTACTACGAAAAATTAACAAAAACGTCAAATACATTGGTGGAATTGAAGAAGTTTAAATCTCATCTTACATAAATGTTTGCACTTCTTTGTAAACCAGTTGTTGTACCAGTTCAAACAGGAAACCCAGTTCTCCGCGCGAATGATTGCCGAATAGCGTATGTAAAACCATCTCAAACTCAAGAAGGTAAACTTGAACTTGAGATACTTGAAGCACCTCCAGTGTATATAGGCTCAGATAAACAAAGTGAAAATTTTTAAAAGGGTGAGACACTGACTGGGATAAGTGGACCATCAGGAGTCTTTTTCATAAAGATGACTTCATCACATTCACCACCCTTCATAGCCAACTCTGGTTCTCCGCACACTGTCCCAGATTTCTTAAATCTATCACAAGCACCTTTGGTCCTCTCTGCGATATTCATATTCTGACTGTATCCAATGAAGGTTTTGTCTAATTTACCACTTTCCCTATCTTTGGACTTGACCGTAACTTTCCAACAGTAACTACCGAAGTCCCATTGCTTTGTAGTGTCAACTGGGGGTGGTGGAGCATCTAGAGTGGATGAAGATAGACGATGATTGAATCTCTTTTTAATAGAGATGATAGGTGAAATTAGAACATTCGCTAGAGTCGTCATTACTAATGTTTAAAACTATACTTTTAAGTTATTTTTACAATGTGGATATAACACATTGTAAAAACAACAGTTCTCCTTCTGCCGGGTTTGAACCGACGACCTACAGGTTAACAGCCTGTCGCTCTACCAACTGAGCTAAGAAGGAATGGTCCTCTCTACCTGATTCGAACAGGTGACCCTTGGAACTACAGTCCACTGCTCTACCAACTGAGCTAAGAGAGGATGTAGCTCCCACCAAGATTTGAACTTGGGGTGGTGGATTCAAAGTCCACAGTGTTGACCAACTACACCATAGGAGCCGGAGCCTCAGCTACTATATCAGTAATTTGTTTCTCTTCTTTAACCTCGTATATGTATTTGAAGTAATACATTAGGAAGCAGAAAAGACCAGCGGCAACATTTGTGATGATCATAGGTATGACAGTATAGTGGAATGAATAGATGAGAGACAATACACTCGCAGTCAAGTTCAAGTGTAGAAAATTGTAATTTATAGCTTTGGCATCTCGGTGTTTATAGACATGACGGATTTCGGGTATGAACATAACAACAATGAAAGCGGATCCCAACAGACCACATACATCTACGGCGTTCATTCTTATTTATATATATTTTCTCCTGTTTAAGTAATATGATTGTTTATGTTATACTTTTTGTGATCGTATGCTTGTTACTTGGGTACACAAAACGAAAAAAGTTTGAAAAGTACGATTTCAAATGTTTCTTATTGGCTATGAAAAATGAGCCATCGAGAAGTGAAAAATTTATTCGTAGCATTGACAAAAAGATACCACTAGAAATCATATATGGTAAGGATACTAGAACCCCAAAGTTAGCTGAGAAGTTCCAAGAGCACGTGGATGCGGATTACTACGAAAAAGCTGTAGAGATATATAATGATCCAGATGTCAAACGCCCCGATATAACTTACTTCAACTTGGGAGCTATTGGCTGCTTCATGGGACATATGAAATTTTATGAAAAGTGCATAAACCAAGGTTTAAAATACGCAGTCATCTTTGAGGATAATGTAGTCATAGACTCTAATAAAGTATACGATGAGATCCAATCAGTTATCAACGAGAAGGGGGACGACTTTGATATGTGTTTCTTCCATTGTTTATCTAGACTTCCCGATAAAATGGAAGGAACTCTAGAAAAGGTAAAGTGGATCTCTAGTACAAAGTGCTACTTAATTAACGTACACAATATGGCGTGGTACAAACGATTTTTCTATCCAATGGATAACCATGTAGATATGAAACACGAGGATCTTATTTCAAGGGGAGCTAGGGTCTATTACAAAGACTTGAGTAAGTTTATGCATGTAGACAGAACTCATAAAAGTACGATAGGACATAGTGAACATGGAAGACCCCTATTCTTCTCCCGGGTCTACCCTGATGCCACACCCGATGATCTTAAACCTGGGTACTAAGCCATGACAAACTTCCTCGCAAAGTCAACATATTCGGGTTTCCATCCACATGTTCTCTGGGTGTTAGGAAACTTATCGTTGATGGTCAGATTCCGACCATCTTTGAGCTTAATGTTGATGCTGCATGAGTAAAGATGGTTCATAGGTAGTGCTTTAAACACATCATCCATAATACTGTTTGCATTCTTGTCATACATGAAGAGTTTCATACAGACACCATCGTATTTTTCAACTTCTTCCGGTTCGGTTCCATCAACAACACCGACAAACTCAGTCTCATGCCAATGCTTATCCTTTGGTGTTTCAGATATCCCAAAGCCACCCTTGAGAAGATCGGGTGTGTAGACAGTCTGTAGAATGTTCTTGCGAAGATCCTTGAACGTCACGGGTTCATTAATAGCGACGTCGCAATCGTTAATATTGACCATATACAGATTCGTCACCTTGGCATCGGTGTAATCAATGGATCGAAGGTCCTCGGTTGTAGCGGTAATTTGAGCGATCATATTTGTCGTTTTATCTTAATGTAAACATCGACTTAGGTTTTTGATTCACACTTTTTACAATGAGGACAATCATTCTAAAAGGAGTGTTCCTAACGGGACTCGAACCCGTGACTTTGGCGTTATAAGCACCACGCTCTAACCAACTGAGCTATAGGAACGGTGCAATTTGATTATGTTACTAATCATCTTGTATAACGGTGAGACTCCTTCCCACATATTATTTAGGAGCCTTGACTTTAAGTGGGTTAAATTTTAATATCAGCATATATCAAATGTCATACGAGATAGTGACATATGCCAATAAATCACATGGCTTATTTGAAGAACTCACGAACAACGAGTTTAATATTCCAGTCAAGGTTTTGGGGTGGGGAACAGAATGGAAGGGGTTCTCCGATAAGACCGAAGGTGTTATGAACTACTTAAAGACCAAGAATGCCACGGATATCGTGATATTTCTAGATGGTTTTGATACCAAGATTAACAAGGATCCAAGTAACGTCGTAGAACTTTTCAAACAGTTCAATTGTAAGATTCTACTTTCCAGTGATCCCAACATAAGTGGTAAGTTTATCACGAGCCTTATTTTTGGTACATGTAAGGGAAGTGGTACCGCTAATGCTGGAATGTATATGGGATATGCTAAAGAACTTTTAGAGTTCCTTGAAGCTGAAGCCAAAACTAAGTGTAAAGATGATCAGTTAAACTTCAACACATTGTGCAGAAGTCGTGACGATATTAAGGTGGATGAGAGTAACGTTATTTTTGAGAACTTCAAACCAACCCAAATAAATAATGAATCAAATGCGCCATTTGTATCCTACCCAGGTTCACCGGGTCTGAGTCGTTACTCTAGAGCTATCACTGAATACGCACAGTTTGTGTACATTTACATACTGTGCCTACTTATAGTGTCTATGGCATTTTTACCACAGCACAAGAACCTCTTGGTCACTACTACGGTAGCAGCAACCGCTTTTTATGCGCTATTCGCGGATAAATCTTGTACTGTTTAAGCCATCTTAGATGGGATAGGAGGTACCATGTTCTTTAATTGAGACATGCGATTAGACATGCTGGAATTGGCCTCGAGACCTAAGAGACTAATGATCTCACCAATGAGGAGACCCTGGTGAACCATAACCAAAAACTTGGCCATATCCGTTTTGGGGGAGAAGTCGCCGTAGCCCACCGTCGACATCGTAGTAAAACTGAAATAAAATGGATCAAGCATAGTCTTGAAACCAAATGACTTGGGGTTCATTTTATCAATCAAAAAGTAAAAGAGTCCAAACACCAATGTGATGAGGAAGACCGCGGGTAATCGTTGCATTTATAGTTAATCTATATTTTATTTAGGCTGATTCAAGTCTTTGTAATTCATCCATCTCAATATCACGACTCTTTCGCCTGTCACCTTTTACCGCCTTGAAAGCATTAAGCCATTTGGATACTGAACGTTGTCGTGATCCTATAGATGCCGCGTCATCACTTACAACTATACTTAAACCATTACAAACATCGGGTTTATTTTCTTTATCTGGAAACTGAACCATGAATGCCTGTATACTTATAGCTGGGATATCCGGAGCATCATCGAGGAGTTTATCATATTCTTCTCTAGATTTCATAAGAAACTCTACGACTTCTGATCGGTGTTTAACGTCGAGTGATATTTCCATATCAATAGATCTATAAAACTTCGACCACTGTACACACATCGCTGAATGTGACTCAGATAGAGGTAGAGACTGACTGAATTTTGAGATACTTGTTAAGATACCTCCCAATACATTCATGAAAGCAAAGAAATATTGGATTATCATTATGTTATTCTTGGTATCTTGTGATACATCTTCATTCCCACTCGGATTTAATACCGCAAAACCACCCACACCTGTTATACTTGCTATGACTATACTAGGATAAGACAACCAATCATTCTGTTTCTTGTAAAATAGGCGTGCGTGATTATGTAGCCAGCGGTATCCAGCCGCTTTTTCAGCCCATTTTATAAGCAACTTTTCTTGTTTTTCGCACCACTCACAGTGTTCGTCTTTCTTTTGAACACTCATGGACTTAGATTATACGGATAAATTTTTCGCACATTCCCTGGCTAATTTATCAACCTCTTCATTTTTGGGATCTCCATTGTGTGCCTTAACCCACCTCCACTCAATCATAGTAAAACAGTCTCTTATTTTGTCTAATTCAATCCACAATTCTCTATTCTTAACATCATTACCCGAAGAAGTCTTCCAACCATTCTTCTTCCAGTTGTGAATCCAAGATGTTATTCCTTGTTTCGTATAATTACTATCCGTGAAAATACGCACACATTTTTCATTCATCAGTACACATTTTTGAAGAGCTTTTATGATTGCCGTCATTTCCATGATATTGTTTGTCGTATTTGGTTGTGCTCCACATATCTTGAAGTCTTTACTTATGGCAGCCCATCCACCACGACCAGGATTTCCGAGACATGATCCATCTGTGTAAATTTCGTACATATCTTACTTGTGTCTTATACTTTTATGTACTTTTTTCTCAGTAGAATGTAATAAAGGCTGTGAAGATGGCTGCTAATATGATGCCGATTCTTATGATGTCTAGTATGGCATCTTCTTGTTCGTCATCGGTTAGTGGTCCCTTAGTGGCTGTAGTTTTCTTTTGGAGTCGAGTGGCTGCATTTTTTGGTGGACTGCTAGGTAAATTAAATCCTTTTAAGGCTGTTGGTAAAGTTGGTGGATTGGCCAAAAAGGGTGTCGGGGCTGTTGTTGGTGTGGGTAAAAAGGGTGTTAGGGCAGTTGGGAGAGGTTTCAAGAAGGTTGGGAGAGGGGCGAAAAAGTTCTTCAGAAAACGGCGTAAGGGTTTCCGTAGATTTAAGAAGGCGTTTAGGCGTCCTAGGTTTAGGCGTCCTAGGTTTAAGCGTCTTAGGATCCGGCGTCCTAGGTTCAGGCGTCCTAGAATCAGGTTTAGGTGCTTTGCTCCCGAAACCCCCATTCAACTTGAAAATGGTAAAACTGCGATGATCAAGAACTTGAAGTTAGGTGATACCTTGGTCAATGGTAGTATTGTAGAGGCGGTCATGCGAATTAAGAACTATAATGACCCTTATTATAAGATTGGTGACATTCATGTTACAGGATCTCATTACGTAAAGCATGGTACCAAGTACGTCCAAGTTAAGAACTTACCAACTGCTGAGCGCACCGAAAAGATTGATGATGTCGTCAGTTGTCTTGTCACAAATGATCATAAGATCCCAGTCGGAAAGGAAATGTTTTGGGATTGGGAAGATAACCTTATTCCAATTAAAACAAATAGATCTAAAAAAAATTATGAGAGTACAGTAGAGAGTAGTCAATATGGCTGCTAATATGATGCCCATGCTTATGATGTCTAGTATGGCATCTTCTTGCTCATCATCTGTAAGCAGTCCAGTGTTGGCAATAGTTTTCTTTTGGAGTCGTGTGGCTGCATTTTTCGGTGGTATGTTAGGTAAATTAAACCCATTCAAAGCACTTAACCCTTTCAAAAAGCGTCAAGGTATGGCGAGATTTACCAGAAAAATAAACGTTTTCAGAAAAAAGCGCAAATCTTTCCGTAAATTTAAACGGTTTTTCCGTTGCTTCTCCCCCGAGACTCCCATTCAACTTCGAAGTGGTAAAATGGTACTAATCAAGAACCTGAAGTTAGGTGATACCCTAATTAATGGTAGCGTCGTAGATGCAGTCATGAAGATTAAGAATTATAACGATCCTTACTACAAAATCTACTCACCCGAACTTAAGAAAGACATTTATGTTACGGGAAAACACTACGTTAGAGATGGTGTGAAGTACGTCCAAGTCAAGAACTTACCTAACGCCAAACCCACTAACAAGGTGGATGATGTTGTCAGTTGCTTAGTGACAAGTGATCACAAGATTCCTGTGGGTAATATGATGTTTTGGGATTGGGAAGATAACCTCATCCCAACCAAAACAAACCTTGATGCCATAATTAATAAAATACGCCACCGTAAAACAGTTGCTTAGTAAACGTATTTGGTATAAAACATTTTCACAAGTACAAAACATATACAAAAATATATGTTTTGTACTTGACTTTAAAAATTTCTAAATCTATAATAAGAGATCGTCTAATATGGCTATGGCAATGATGATGATGATGGCGAGCGCCGCCTCAGCGTCTTCCTCATCAGTAAGTCTTTTAGGTGGAGGTGGAGCATTTGCTTTTATTAAGAAAAAACAAGCGGATGCTGCCGCTACTGCCGAAGCAAATAGAAAAACTCAAGCTGCCGCCGCTAGAAGAGCCAGGGAAGCCGCCGCTGCTAGACAGAGGGCTGAGGCAGCTAGACAGCAAGCTGAAAAAAGACGTCGTGAACAAGCAGCTGCTCGTCAAAGAGCTGACGCTGCTAGACGAAGAGCCCAACAGAAAGCTGCCGCTGCTAGACGAAGAGCCCAACAGAAAGCTGCCGCTGCTAGACGAAGAGCCCAACAGAAAGCTGCCGCTGCTAGACGGAAACGAATTCACAGAAGGCCTCGTAGAATTCGTAGAACTTTTAAGAGGATTAGAAAACCCAGGTTCCGTAGGATTGGACGTAGGTTTAAACGGACTTTTAGAAGGATTAGAAAACCTAGACTCCGTCGGATTGGACGTAGGTTTAGACGGACTTTTAGAAGGATTAGAAAACCCAGGTTTAGGCGCCGTAGATTCAGATTTGGTCGGCGGCGCTGTTTTTCCCCAGAGACACCTATAAAGCTTCAAGATGGTACCACTGTATCCATTAAGAATCTTAAGCTTGGTGATGTTCTCATAAATGGTAGTATCGTAAATGCCACTATGCAGATTAGAAACGAAGGAGACAAATACTACCGTATTTACAGCAAAGAACTGGAGACTGACATACTCGTGACGGGGTCACACTATATTAAGGCAACTACAAGTTTGGTTTCTCATAAATATGTGAGAGTCGAAAAATTCAAAGAGTCTAGGTCTACTGACATAGTTGACACTGTGGTCAGTTGTATAATTACCAATGATCACAAAATACCAGTAGGTGATTATACATTTTGGGATTGGGAAGATCAAAAAGTAAATTAATATATTTACTTAAGGTATAATGAACGGACCAGTTCCTCTAACAAATCAGGGGGGAGGTGATAACACTATGATGATAGCAGCACTTATAGCGTGCTGCTGTTCTTCATCCATAGGTGGCGCGGTATTCGCAATGAGAAAGCGCCTCTTTGGTAAAAAGAAGAAGCGCGGGCGTGGACGTGCGGTGCGCGGACGCCCTAGACGTCCCAGACGCCCTAGGGGTCGCCGCCCCAGAGGAAGAGGACGTGGACGTGGACGTATGGCGAGGTTAAGGGCTCGAATGAAAAGGAAGCTCCGCTTCCGTCGCCGTAAGTTCCGTCCCCGCCGTTTTGGGAAAATGGGGCGTTTCGGGCGTAGGTTCAAGCGTAGGTTCGGGCGCTTCCGCCGTCGTCGCTGTTTCGCCCCTGAAACCGCCATTCAACTTAAGAATGGTACTACCCGCCAAATGAAGAATCTTGAACTTGGTGATGTTCTCATTAACGGAAGCATTGTTGAGGCTACTATGAAGATTAAGAATCAAAGTGATCCTTATTACAAGATTGGTGACATTCACGTAACTGGTTCTCATTACGTGAAGGATGGTAACGTCTACAAACAAGTTCGCAACTTCTCTAAGGCTGAACCCACTGACAGAGTGGACAGTGTCGTATGTTGCTTAGTCACAAGTGATCATAAGATTCCTGTAGGCGATTTTATGTTTTGGGATTGGGAGGATAACCTCGTACCCAACCACATCCAGCAACCTTCCAAGGTCATGACTCTCAGAAACCGCACCAGGAACACCAGTATAGTTGGTGATAAATAAATTGTTGTCATAAAGTAAGATGGATATAGTGTCTAGAGCTTTGGCTTTACCTATACCACTACCCAAGGAGTATGTCCAGTCACTACCTAGGATACCCAAGGACAAAAAGTTTCCTAAACGTGTGTGTAGAGAGGTAAAAGTGAGTGAAGATGCATCTAATGCAGAAAAAGCAAAGCTTAATACCGGTGAGGAATTTACGCGATTGTGTGGAGATGACATAACTAACGCAGCTAATGAAGAGGCAATGGGAGAAATGATTCCATTAATCATTCTCTTAGTACTGTGCTGCCTTTGCTGTATATCTATGGTTTCTGTCAGTTTCGGTGGCTATAGGTTGTGGAAATCCAGATCATCTAAATATAGATCACAAACCAAAATACATCGTCGCCGTCCTCGTGCTAAAAACGTCTAATTTTAAAAAACCTTTTAAAACTCGTATAGAATATGCGTTTTAAAATGATTATTTAGACTTATCCGGATACTCCGATGCCTTCTTTGGTGTTTTACATATCGTATCACCACAGTGATCTCTGTTCTGGTATACAGAGTTTATAGAAGCTGCCATTTCATTACATGTCTTTAGAGACCATCGACCTAACTTGGGTTTTTCCACTTTAACAAAAAGTTCAAACACTTTCTTGAACATTATCTAGAATGAGAGGCTTACGTTTAAGTACGCTTATTTGCTAGCCGTCGCGATCGGCGCAAGGGTGGCTCTCTAGTAAGTTCCTCAAATTTAACAACATACTTCGCAAATCTCTGATCATTTTTAGGCCCTTTAGCCTTATTATAACAGGTCTGAATGAGTTTCTTATCACCTTTTCCCTGTGTGAAAAGATTGTAATATCTGAGTATAACTTCAAACATAGACAATGCCATAGTTCTATTAAGTTCCGTATCAGGGTTGTCTTGTACGGTGTGCATCATCATAGACAGTGTAGTAATCAATTGGGCACGTGTATATTTGCGCATATACATATAGATAAACGTATGTCTCTAATCATTTTTAAAAGTTGCGGACAACAATTTTTAAAAACGAATTTTTAATGATATTTACTAAAATACTTCGTATGAGTATTTAGTTGGAGAAGGCGAGGCCACCCATACCCGACTGGATACGGAGGACGTTGTAGTTAGTGGCGAACATGTGCATGGTGGTGGCATCATTGGCGGTGCCCATAGTGACAGCAACCTGCGCGTTATCAATGCGGGAGAAGTTGCAAGTGCCGGTAGGCTGATGCTCCTCGGGCTTGAGCGCGAAGGAGTACGCGTAGACACCGGCGTAGGGGGAGCCAGTGTGGTGCTGGAAGGGCTGCACCTGGTTGAAGTACTTGCCCTTCTGCTCCTTGAAGCGGTCCTGACCGTTAAGCACAAGCTTGAAGGTGTTGAGGGGACCAATGGAATCCTCAGTGAAGATGGCCTCACCACCAACCTCGGCACCGACACCAAGCATGGGGGCACCATAAGTGGAGAGGGACACGAAGGAGTTGGAAGAAGCGGCTTGCGCCATACCAGTGTGAAGCTTGACGTCAGCATCGGTGGACGCGTTGGTGAAGTTGAACATGGAGTTCTGGGTGAGGGTGTTGGAGAAGCACCACACAAGCTCCTTGACGGGGTGGTTGTAGGAGAGGCGGACCTGCTTGGTGGAACCAGAGTCAACGGTGTCAGCGCCGGTGTGCTGGCACTGCTCGATGAGGTACTCGTGACCTTTCTGCGCAAAACGACGACGCTCCTCAGTGTCGAGGTAGATGTAGTTGGCCCACACCTTGAAGGTGGAGGTGTCGAGCCACTCGTCAAAGTGCGCCGACAGGTCAAAATCGAGCCGGACTTCATGATACTGCAGAGCAATTAGTGGTAAATAAAGTCCTGGGTTCCTGTTGAAAAAGAAGTATAGGGGCAAATAGACAGTCTTGCCGGAGATACCGGAGGTCATCTTACCGTAGGTAGCCTTTTTCGAGTCATCGAGGTAAAGCTCGGTGTACAGACGCCACCACTTCTGGTACTGCTTGTCAATTCGCTGACCACCAATCGATAATTCGACGTTGTTGATCGCACGCTCGGCAACCCAAGCGGCACCAGCCTCGTCAATACCGGAGGCCTTGACCTTGAGTTCGACGTACATGTCGCCGACGAGATCACCGTTGCGGGCAACGGTGACGGAGACGCGACCGGAGTCAGCGGCAGTACCGTTCACGGTCTGCTCGATGTTCTCCATCGCGAAGTTAGTGTGGCGCTTGTATTTGGCCTGGAAGAAAGTTACCTCAGGGTTACCGGTAAGGTAGACATCCTGGGCACCGTAAGCGACGAGTTGCATAAGACCACCGGCCATTTTGAGAGTTGTTGTACTATAAGCAGAGAAAATAATTTTGGGTAAATGCGAAATTTCGCGATCCATAATTTCTCAGTCTACTACAAATGTCCACACAGCCTGATGAAATTGAAGATGGTGAAATTCTGGATACCGAATCTGAGATTGAAATTGAGACTGACAGTATCATAGATCCTGGTGAGGAGGAGGAAATTGATTTACCTGAGCTTCTCGGATCTCTGTTCGCGACTGATGAGGGTGACACTGTGTGCACTGCTCTCGTTGGAATTTCTAGTCAGATCCAAGTCCAAAATAAAATTTTGGTGAAAATTTTAGCTCAACTTCAATCTCTGAAAACTAATTAAAAGAAAAACATGTAGTATCATTAATATGGAAAATACCCACTTCATCGACAAGGAACCCAATAAATATGAAGCTCTGGCAGAACTTCGTAACCAGCAAATTCGGTCGATGAATGAGGATCAGGGTACGCGTACTTTAGCAAAATTGGAAGACGCGTGGGGACTCCATGAAAAGGACTTTCTTAGTCATCAGATGTTAGGGTACAACCAATACATCTCAAACAATTGCTTCAATGAATATGGAGCTGTATCAATCAATGATATAGATTTGGTAGCTATCAAAACTATCAGAAAAAAGAACCTTGACTTCGCTGTAGAGTTAAGGAATCATATGAACAAGCTAAAAAAAGAAAAGATGAAAAATGGTGATACAAAGGAGGACGATAGTCTATCCGATGATCTAGGCCTTAGTCTAGATAAGCGTATTGCTAATATCATTCTACACATCGAGGATGGATTTGAAAATATCCGGCGTCACTACATCTCATACGAACGTGTAAGTACTCCAACTGTCCAGCCCCAGTATCCAAAGTTTTCAGATCCTTCTGCTATGGATGACGAAGAGATTGAAAGTATTTCACCGTATCAGAAATGTCTTCTGTACACTTTAGAAGAAACCTATAAATGTGGGTATCGTAGATACAAGGGACATTGTTGTGAAGAAATTAAGACTATTGAGGGATACAGAACTAGAGCTTGGAATCCAATTTTTCCTATAGATCAGTTTGTGTATTCAATTGCTCAAAAGGATTCATCATTTACAAACTGGAAGAACTTTACAAGTAAGGGAAGTATTTTCCGTGAAGTTATTGACCATGTATCCAAGTGCAAAGATCAACAGTTTCCTGAGATAAGTAAGAGGAGACACGTATGGTCTTTCAAAAACGGTCTCTTTGTTGGTAAGGAATGGATTCCGGATCGTGGTGTGTATGACTGTCGTTTCTACCCATACGAGAGCTCAGACTTTGCGTGCCTAGATCCAACTATCGTTTCCTGTAAGTATTTTGATCAGCAGTTTGATGACTTCTCACACTTGGAGAGGTGGCAGGATATCCCGACACCAAACTTTGATAAGGTTCTAAAGTATCAGAAGTTGGATCAGGAAGTGTGCGACTGGGCATACGTGATGGGTGGACGTCTCTGTTATGATGTTGGTGAGTTGGATTCTTGGCAAATTATCCCATTTTTCAAGGGTATTGCGAGGTCTGGTAAAAGTACCCTAATTACGAAGGTATTCAAGAAGTTCTATGAAAGTGAGGATGTTGGTGTCCTAGCGAATAATATTGAGAAGAAGTTTGGCTTGTCTGCTATCAAGGATAACTTCATGTTCATTGCACCAGAGATTAAGTCGGATCTCGGACTCGAACAGGCGGAGTTTCAGTCTATAGTTTCGGGTGAAGATGTATCTATTGCCGTAAAGAACAAGACTGCGGTATCTATTGAATGGAATGTTCCAGGAGTGTTGGGTGGCAACGAAGTGCCAAACTGGAAAGATAACTCTGGCTCTATCCTTCGCCGTATTCTCCCCTGGAACTTCACTAAGCAGGTTAGGGAAGCTGATCCCCAGCTAGATGAGAAGCTCAACAGGGAGCTACCCATTATCCTCCTCAAGTGCGTTCGTGGATACCTTGATTATTCTAACAAATACAGGGATAGAGATATCTGGAACGTTGTTCCGAAGTACTTTGAAATTATCAAGAAGCAAGTGGCTATGGTTGCGAGTACCCTCACAAACTTCCTAGAGTCTACATCTATCAAGTATGGTGAAGAATTGTGCGTTCCTCAGACCATCTTCGTGCAGATGTTCAACCAACATTGCTCCGCAAACAACCTCGGTAAACCCAAATTTAATCAGGATTTCTACGTAGGACCGTTCAGCTCTAGGGATATTGAGGTCCGAGAAGAGGTTGTTAAATACAAGGGAAGGACCTACCCTAAGCAGCCAGTTATATTCGGACTTGATGTGATTGAGGAAAGTATCGGATTCACAGAGGATTATTAAAAAAAATAGTGACCAATAGTAATATGAGCCAGTCGGTTCAAGAATTTGTTCGTCGTTCTGGTGTGGAACTTCAAAGTCCCAATTCTGCGTCAAATTCGAATGACAATTTCACTCGGCGTCTAGAAAGAGATGTCGCTATGATCCAAGAACGAAAAGCTCGTGAAAATAGGATAGCACAAGGTCAACAGTTCTTCCGTAGTCCTACACGGGCACTTCCCAGACAGGCTCAGATTCCCCCCACACTTCAAAAGAACCTTGTAAATAACCGAACATATGGTCGTTTTAAACAATTTGAGAACTCTCCATTAGCCAACGAATTTGATGATGTCATCTTAAATTCCAATAACGAAAAAATGATTGAAAACCTATTAGCTGAACAGGGGATGATGAAACCTGAAATTAACACCAACCTTTTAGCCAATAATAATTTCGCAAAAGGGTTTGGTAATAACCTAAACTACATTGCTCCTCCACCACCAACTGAACTTCAAGTGAGTAAACTAAATACAGGTATGTACAATGCGATGATTAATAAAGACTTTGGACAGAAGAATGTTCGGATGGATCTTAAACCTTTACTCTTAAAAACACCTGTTGGTAGAACACCAATTGGTGAAGGTCTTTATGTAGACACGACCAAGATTGTCGGCTACTACGGTCAAATGCAAACTGGACTTGAACATACAAGGGAATTTGGGTTAAAAGGTAATTCCACCAAAGTCATCAACAAGGTTCAGTTTAAATTTACTATTACCAATGATATCGAAACAAAGGGAGGAACCCTAGACTTTTACAGAAATGGTAAGATACGCTTCTCAGCTGGTTTTGTTGGTTCTAATATCGCCAATCAAGCGGAACTCTTACGCCGTTTCATGGTCAACACTTACACGGAAAAACAACCTTTCCTTTACGGTCCATTTGAATATAACAATTTAAGTGCTAAATTTAGGATCAATGGTGTATTTAAAAACATGGGAAGTATTGCTGCTAATTACAAACAATATGGTATGAGTAACGCAAGTTATGAACCTGAACTTACCCCATTCCTTTATATTGATACATTTGATTACAAGTTTGTACTTACTAGGAATGGAAACGTCCAAATTCTAGGAACTAAAGATCCAAAAACTCTTCAAAGTGCTTACGAGTTCGGAACAAGATTCGTTAAACAACTCGACAGAAATGGTGAAATTGACGTCACGGGTGAGTTCAGTGAAGGTCTCAAAAAGACAACCAAAGCAAAGCCCAAGGCCAAGCCTAAGGCTAAACCCAAGGCCAAGGCCAAGGCCAATGCGAGCCCAAACAAACTAACCAAAAATCAACTTAATGCTGTTAATGTTGACATGGCAGCGTGCAAACGTATGAGTAGAGGTGAACTTGTGGAATTGGCTAAAAAGTTGGGTATCGTTCAGTTTAGGGTAAAGACATCGGATGGCACTAGACAAATGAAAAAGGATGAAATCTGTGAAAAGATCAAAGCCAAGAAGGGTGTTAGAACTGTCACTTACAAAAATACAACCACTGGTAAGAATATAAATCTTAAAAGAGGCGCGAATGGGAGATTCAAGATTGGTCGTGGAAGTTGTATGGGTAAAAAGGTGAAGGAACTCAAGGATATCGCTAAGCTTCTAAAGATCGAACTATCTGGTAAGGAAAAGAAAGCTGATCTGTGTAAGTTAATAGAAAAAGCGAGAAATAACATCGCTAATAAACCTGTAAAAAAGCCCCTTTCCCCTAGGGCTCTAAAGCAAAAAGCTACAAACAATAAGAGAGCCGCTAAGGAGCTTGAAAAGAATATGAACCGGGCACTTAAAACAAATAATGTTGAAATGAAGAGAAGGCTCAATGAAAACTCTATCCGAAACGATCTCAATAAATTGTATGGAAAGTTATGGATGAAGAGGTACAAACCCAACCTTAACGGAGATGTGAAAACTATTCAGAATAGGATTCGCAACATAAATAAAACTAATAAGTTGGGTCTACCCTTCAAACGTGATATAGACAACATAAAAAAGAGACTCGTCGCACAATGGAAGAGGGAGCGCATCCGTGATATGGAAAAGAAACTTGTCAATATTAACGGGGTTAAGAATAATATGAGGAATAGGTACCGACTCGCAGCTGTTAACTACATCATGAACCTCAAAAACCAGAAAAAATCTATAACGGCTACTAAATTGGCTCAATTTAAGAAAAACTGGTTAAAGCGTATAGCTAATATTACTAATAATGGCCGTACGAGAGGAATTAACAGAGCGGTTAAAGCTCGGATTGAAACGTTATAATCATGGTGTGAGGGTTGACGATGACACGCGAACTTGGGGAACACCAAAAGATTCGTGGATGGAAATGGCGAGAGAAGAACTTTTGGATGCTACTATTTACATCATAGCTGATTACATTAGAAATGTAAGAAGTGAGGGAGAGCGTGCACCCCTCAGTTTTCGTAAAAATGATGAATCTGATGATAACAAACTAATCATGTCTATATTTGATGACTGGGAATATGTTGAAAGTCCACAACACAAAATGCTTCTATGGAATCTCTTCAAGATGTTGAACAGCGATATATTTAGAAGTCAAGTTTAAATACACACATAACACCGCAACACCTAGTTGATATACGGCCGTACCCCACATATCAATTACCATAAGCGGAACAATTGCGAAACTAGATAGAATTCCGTGAACCACTATCTGATATGAAGCAAATGACCACCCCGTGACTACCGACGCTAACGTCATGAACATGAGACACATATTAACAATGTCTATAATTCTAAAAAACCATGTTATCATGAATAAACTTATGTAAAATAATATACATGTCATAATCTTTCCCTTCTCACAAAAAGCAAGTCCACTTATACGAATTCTTGTTCGCATATCGGGGGGTGCAGGTGGAGGCTCCGGTGGTGGAACCTCTTGGTTGAATGCTATCGCTACAGAACCATCCGGTGCCTCCACAACGATATGCCTAGCTTTATCCATGATGTTTAAGGGCATTTAATCTTTAGATTGATACTTTTCTTAGGTTCTGCGATTTGTTTTAAGTGTATCGTGTGATATGAGAAGTTATATTTTGGAAAGGCTTCTTTTATTTTATTAGAAAGTACTGTAGCTTGGACTATTTGTGGTATACCTAGACACACTGAATCTTTTTCGTATTGGAGAAAACGATCCTCCATATATACAAATTTATCTAATTCTTCCTTGGTCATTCCATCCTTGTGCATCAATACGTAAGTATCTTTAGACATACCATTACTTATGTAGAAGAATTCCGATACATCAACTTCATCGGATACTTTACGTTTTTCAAAAAGAAAAAATAGAAGGACGATACCTATGACCAAGTATAGCATGTTACTACTACGTTAGATTAATTTTGAGAGATCATTGACTTTGTGGAGAATATTAAACAGATCATTGTATGAACCCACGTCACTGGGTTTAACAATTTCAAGCTCAATCTGGTACGATGAAGCATCCTCTGAGTCCATATCAACATTGTCACCAGAAGACACCGTCATGTCAATGCTTAGATTCTTACGAATGAAAGAATGACGAAGTTTAGATCTCTTGCGATCCATGTCATAAGATCCATGAGTAGGAATTTCCCTAGAGATACTGAAACGAACGTCTAGAGGTTCAGACTTGAAATCTTCTTTGACAACTTTGATTTTTTGAACCATAACCTGTTCACCAGTATCTTCGTCAGATGAAATACGAATTCCATTCGTGTCGTCATAGAATACATCAGTTGTAGTTGTTTTTGTACTTTCCCAACCATTGTACTTCTTGAGACCTTTCATCACACGATCAAAAGTTTCTTTTCCAACGTTTGTATCAAATAGGGAGCCATTGTGCTTTCCGAGACGAATCTCTACTTCGATGTGTTCCTCATTCTTGTGAGCCTCAAACACATCCTTGATTTTTTCGGTGATAGATTTGGTGTCCATTTTACTTAACATTTACTATACGCGCCTTTTACTTAAGCCTTTTTTATGCATAAAGTTTAATGAAAGGTTTTGACAATAATGGGAACACTTGTTATTTCAACACAGCCGTTCAATGCCTGTTGTACATTCCCGTACTGAGCAATCTATTTTTAAGGTTCCCGTATGAGGGTGATTGTGAATTTACACAATGTTACTCAGACCTGGTTAAATCATATTGGACCAAGGGACAAGATAGTGTCAACATCAGTACACTCTTAGAACATTTCCGAACCAAGTTCCCAAGATTCAAATCCCGAGAACAACATGACGTTCAGGAAGCTATTTTGTGTATCATAGATATTCTAGAGGTTTCTAAGCCAGAAATAAAGAAATGGTTCTACGGAAAGAAGAAACAAGAAATCATATGGCCCGGTGGGAAGTCATCGAATGAAGAAACGTTCAGTGTTCATTTGATCACATCCTACGGTAAAAATATGGAAACAATGTTGCTAAAAAGTACTGACTGGAATACTATAGAAAATTTTGAGGATAACGATGGAAAGGTGCATCACGTAGCTACGAGTCGTTCAGTGTTTTCAAAATTACCACAAGTCCTAATGATTTCATTTGATAGTAAAAGTCATATTAAAATTATTGAAAATCTACTTATTCAAGACTATGAATATAATCTAATCTCAGCTGCTGTACATGTCGGTCATCAAAACGATGGTCACTATGTGAGTTTTGTAAAACGAAGAAATAAATGGAATTTAATAGATGATGAAACCATAAAAGAACATGAATTACCCGAAGAAGGTGGATTCTACTTTATGGTCTACAATCTAAAAACTCCTTCATCTTAATGTTTTCCTTGATGTTCACTATAGTTCTGTAAAATGTTCGGCGGTTGTTGGGGTGCGTTTTATCGTAACGCCTTTTTAGAGGCTTCCACCAAAGTGGTTCTTCCCAAGTAACATACATACATTCAACGATCGCCCCGTCCTCAAACCATGATTTATCATCAAGTCTGTTGTGTGGGATTTCAGATTCAAACACAAGTTTACCCTTTTCTTGCACGTAAAGTCTCCACGCGGGTATACCAGGTACACAACCAGGTGTTTCCCGACTAGGTTCTCGCTTCATCATAAAATCCACCGTGTTCTTTTCTTGGGGTTTCCACTTGAACATTGTCTCATGGGTTCCAATCCGAATTGGATCATTGATAGGTGTGAAAACGAGACCATCAATCTCTTGTTTCACATTCGGAAGATGTTCATCCATAAATTCCTTGAAATCTTTCATATGATGAAACTCTTTCATTTGAAGCCGATACTTATCCATCTTCATATAAATGATTGGTTCAAGTACACCGAACTGTGCGTATCCAAGGCGATCCAATAGATTTTCATTCCACACAGTCTTTCCACACACAAGAACAGCATCATATACCATAAGTGTATTCTCATATAACTCGCCATCCAAGATCGTTCCGTCATACACACTCTTTTTGAGATTAAGTGAGACTTCGAACATGTTGAATGCCCGATTCACGAATAGACACTTCTTCTTTCCCTCAAACATCAAAGCAACCATCATATGCCTCTCTCCATCAGTCTTTTCACAAACGACATATTGACCACCCTTTAAGATTGGGAAGTGCCTGTATTCAATAGATATCGGTTGAGGTCCAGGGAAATAATCCTTACTACCCCAAGTCTTATGAATAAATCCGACAACATATTTGTAAAGCGGGGATTCCGGCTTTATAGACATGTTTTATAGTGTTGTGTAAACTTTAAGATACTTTCACACCAGCAGCGTTTAGGATATTACTTAAGCATTCATGTGTATAAGTCATGGTTAACTTAGCTGCTGTAAATGCATAAACTCGCACTCCATCACTAATAAACTTTTCAAAAAACTTGGGTGAAATTTTCCAACCAGATTTTTTAGAAACATTTTTAGTATTTAGAAACCAAGCTTTTGAATTAGTAGACGTGACGTGGTAGATATCTTTGGAAACCTTCTTTCCTATCTCAGTATCAAAATCTAAACCCATTTGGGATGCGGGTTCACTCGATCCTTCTCGCACCTTCGTCTTAAACTGATCCCAATTGATACCCTCCTTGACACCTGGGAAAACGAGGCATCCCACATGTTCATGGGGTTCAAAGCACTGATCTAGAGATCCATCATCTACACCAATACCAAAATCAATGAAGATAATACGATCACAAGTCTTCATATATTTCTGGATAGCCTCAGCCTTTTTGTAAGGGTCGTCATCAACATACGTGATCTCATTATTGTAATTTTTCTGAAGACATCGCATATTTAGCCTTAGAACGGAATGAAGTGTTTTTACATGACACGCTTTTGACCTCACAACTAGAATCGTAACGATCTTCATATAATTCGTATTAGATTCTATCCCTTAAGCCTATCATTTAAACATCCCGAGAATGGTAAATTGCCTACGTGTCCTAGGGTTGTGTTAACATCTGCGTAAATTTTACCATCGGCTTGTTGCCAACGACGACAGAATGCGTAATCCTCTGACAAGTACCTACGGTTTGTGGGATCAATCATACAATCAAACGCTGCGTGGTATTCGTCAAAATCTCTGTTTTGGTGGTCATTCTTGCACCATAATTCTGGAAACTTCTCCTCCAAGGTTTTGAATACAGAACGTTTGATAACCATAAAACCTGTGGGTCCATCTAGAATTTCAATGAAACCATCCGTAATTGGGCGATTTTGGGCTCCAAAGTTAATCACGAGACTCGATGAAAGCATAGACATGTTACGATCGTCACCCGCCTTAACCGCCTCGGCAGCTTGGTCCCACATGACAACCTTCTTGGGATAACACGCCACAGAGAGATCGTGACCGGACTTGATGAGACGTACAACAGCCTCGGGATCAAAATGGATGTCCGCATCTATAAACATGAAGTATTCACAATCAGTTTTTTGCATGAAGCGACCAACTGAAACATTACGCGCGCGATGAACTAGGGACTCATTTTCAGTAGTGTCAAGAAATAGCTGAATATTCTCTTTTATTAAAAGGATTTGAAGTTTGATGATACTAGACATATACTTCTCCAAGCATAATCCACCGTAGCATGGTGTGGCTAGAAACAACTTCACCATATTCTAATACTAAGCTTTAGCCTCTAAGTGCTTTTTAATTATATTATCTATCTTGTTTAGGGTTGGTACAGATATGTTACATTTTTCACACAGTTCAGATTTTTTTACTCTAGAACCAATCACCTTATAAATAATAGCCGAAGCTACACTATTAGGTGTTTTGCTCATAAGTTCAACACAGTCTTCCGTTGAACTACATAATTTGATACACTGTAACCGTTCATCCTTTGTCACATCGAATGAATTCAAAAGTCGGTTCATCACATCAAACGACTTTGTTACATAATTCTTTTCTGTAATACCCATGATCGTATCCTTGAATATTTGTGTTGTGCGACTCACATCCTTCGATTGAATTCCAAACATATCTGAAATTTCCTTAGTTGTTCGTGGATGTTTAGCTAACCGACATGCGTATAAAACGCAGTTAGCCTTGATCCCTAACCGAACAGCACCCCTAGTCAATTTTTCCTCGTTGAACTTTCTGTACATCATCTTTGCATCTTTGAGAACCACATCGGGTAAAGTGTGACACGCTTCATCTATATCACGGTATGCATGAAATAGTGAGCGATCTTTGTGATTCATAGACATATGAAAGTTAATTTTAGCCATTCGTTTATTCTCGTATGTTGAAGAATGTTGTGTAGAAATAATTGTCCCTTTCCCCCAATGTTGGGAAAAGAGTTCGGGGTTGGCGTTAGGATTCCCACACCTCGAGGGATCCTTAACTTTTCCATCTTCATTCATCCCACTTGTCCATTCCGCTGTGTCATCCACATATCTATCTTCAACGAGCCCACATTCTGAGCAGGTTGGTAAACCCTCAGGTGAAAAAATCTTAACACCAAAACATTCTCTACATAAATTTATATTTACCACTGGCTTTTCTTCGGTTTTTTGTTGTAATAGTTTGTCTATGTCAGACCATATAGTTGCCAGCATTGTTTTGTGTTGTCTGATCTTTTATAAAATATTATAAAACGCATCACTCACTTAGGCGTCTAACACGTGATTCTATTAAATCAATTGTTTCTTTGAAACTTCTAGCTCCAACTGAAGATGGTTGCCACTCGTTCCAATCTCGGTCTATAGAGGCATAATCAGGGGGTTGAATATTTAGACCCTGTACTTCCGAATCAGGAACAATGAAATCTGCCATCTCAGAATCAGTGTCACTCTCTAAATGCATCTCATGGATTTCACTGTCACTATCTTCTACGTCTATTTCTGAGTAAAAAGCGTACATATCCCCTTCGATGCCCATACATTTCATATCCAAATCTTCAAATGTTGTACCAGTTGGGTAGTGCTCCATTAAGCTATCATAGGGGGCGGGTGACATTTCATCTTTATCAACCTTATATATACACGCTGTCTTATAGACAGATTCTGTTGGGTTGAGGTAATGAAGACCGAGTGTTCTTCCTGTGTTCATTGCTACAACAGCATACATTTCATCTTCAACACCGTCCTCGTTAACTAGGACTTTAACTATATCATCTTGAATTATATCAGAAGGCACAATCATGCTTAGAGTTTTCCGACAAAAAATAATCAGGGATAATATCACAGATGAAAGTTATTATTTATTCGAAGGAAGGATGTCAGTAT